TCAAAAGAGAAACCACCAATATATGAAAGATGTGCTGAACAGTTTGGAGTGAGATGGAAGGATAAGGTTATATTTACATACGGAGATACTATCCATTGCAAGAACAAGGTAGGGAAACAGAAGATAGCCCACGAAACAACCCATGTGAATCAGCAGTTAGAGTATGGAGTAAAGGCATGGTGGGAGAGATACTTTATAGATGTTGATTTCAGGATAGAGCAAGAGGTTGAGGCATACAGGAACGAGATTGATTGGGTAAGAAGTAAGATTTGGGATATGAAGAACAGGAAGGCAAGGATAGATCACATTATAGAAGACCTCTGTTCACCTATGTATGGGAGTGTAGTTACCTATGAAGAAGCAATTAAACTATTAGGATTAAACAAGTGAAGAAAGAAAGGTGGGAAGAAATGTTTGGTGAAAGATTCACTAAATGGTTTTGTAAATGGCTATTTATGATGCACACCCAGAAAGGAGGATACCCAGAAATGATGCTAACACTAGTTGCAAGGGACAACTGGAGATTGAGAGGGCTACTTCGTATGTATTATATGGACATTGGAGAGGACAGAGAAACTGCGTCTGAAATAGTGAGCAGTATTGGAAAGGTAGGGTTGGGTTGTATAAAATACAAGATGTGGAGGAGTTTAAGGTCTTTCTTGATAGAAGATGGTAAAAGTAAGGAAAGTGCAGAGGAAACAATGAATGTGTGTATTAAAGTTTATAAATAATTTAAGTAAAGAAAGCAAATGAAGAAGAAAATATGTAGAAAGTGTGGGAGTGAGAATATTCGGATTGAGAATGAAATGAAGATTTCAACTAAAAGGAGAGGGTGTCTTGGGTGGTCAATATGGTTGTTACTCGCTGTATGTACCTTTGGCTTGATATTGATAATCCCCTTGATTACTAATAGCAAGGTTAAGAGTAAAAGTAAACTTGTAGCAATCTGCCAAGATTGTGGGCATAAGTGGAGAATTTAATTTAAGTATATAGACAAATGAAAGTAATACAAGTTGAGTTAAAGAATTACAACCGAAGGGCAGACGATTCAGTCAGTTTCAAATGTGATTCACTAATAGAACTATCTAGTAAGGAGATTGGAGATATAGATAGTTACAGAGGATCGGTGGGTATCCTAGCCCTCACAGACACTACAATAGGCAACGAGGTTAAGGTAGATATAGATGAGATTATAAAGAACCTACCTGAGAATGATGCAATAGATAATTATAAATCACCTAGCAAGAGGTTCAGGGATATCCTATGGAGATTGCAAGAACAGGATCTAGGGAGGAAGCCAACAACAGAAGAATTTGCAGATTATTATAAAATGGAATATAATAAAATAAGCGAACACTATAAAAATAAGTTTGATGAGGATATTTAATGGATTTAAGAGGGTATTATACAGCGACAGAACTTGCCCAGAAGTTTGAATTGAAGATTCAGACAGTATATTCAAGGTTCAAATCACCCTATGCAGAAAGCAGATGGGGGGTTGAGGTTAGAAAGAGGGTTGATGGTTCTATTGAAAAGAAGGTACACCAGAAGAACCTTAGAAAGTGGAGAGTATTCACAAACAGTTATGTAGGAAGACCAACACGAGCATGAAAGGAATACAAATAGATCTAACAGTTGAGGAACAGGAGAAGATAAGGGACTATGCAGAGAGGATGTTTGATTTTAAGAGTGGGCAGGAAGATAAAAAACAGGGAGATGGTGATGGATTGATGTATGATAAGATGGGTTACACAGCAGAATACATGGTACACAAGTTATTTGAAAGGGACTTTGGCTGGGATTTTGTAGAGGGGAAAATAGAAGGGGACATAACATTGAAGTGTGAGATGATAGATGTAGTATGTGATATAAAGGGTTCTTTTCAGGATAGATATTTAAGAGTTCCGAAATGGCAGATTGAGAACAAGGTAAGTATTTTAGATGCCTATATCTTCGTACACTTAAAGGAAGATTTTACAGGAGGAGAGATAGTAGGGTTAATATCAAGAAAGAGATTCAAGGAGAAGGCAGAGCTAAAAACATATACAACAGAGTGCTACAGTTTAGATACCAAATACCTAAAATCAGTTGAATGTTTAAGATGACCAGAAAGTACAGAAAGAGAACACCGAGGAAGAAACTAGAGGACAAGTTAGATAAGAAGTGGAGTGAGATTATATTGTCAAAGGGGAAGTGTGAGGTAAGTGGGAGTCAAGAATCTTTGAACCCTCATCACATAGTAGGGAGAAGGAATAGAAGATTGAGATGGGATTTGAGGAATGGGTGTTGTTTGAACTCTGGGTATCATGTATTAAGAAGTCAATCAGCACATCAAGATTCTATCTGGTTCATGAAGTGGCTAGATGAGAACAGACCAAGAGATAAGGAGTATTTAGAGAGAGTAGAACATGAGATAGTTAAATGGACTATGGATTCATTACAAGCGAAGTATGAGCAATTATGTGCAATGACAGATTAAGTATTTGCACCTATTCTTTGGCGATACAAAGTGGCGAGAGAACAGGTTTAAGTATTTAATATATAATATAAGCAGAGAAAGAAGAATGAAAGTAACAATAACTGAAAATATAGATATGCATCTAGTAGTAGAACCTAGTGTCTTTGAGTATATAATGGCTTGGGCATTTGGGAAGTCAGTTACTAATGTTTTTGAACAAAAGACTACAGGAGATATCTGGATCAATAGATGTAAATTGTGGAAGACATATTATTATTTAATGGAGCAGGAGATAATTAAGTTTGAGAAAGGAGAGAGGTGAATAAGAAACAATTAGGAACATTTAAGGATTGGATAGAGAATCATAGTGAGGTCTTAGATGACATAGACACTTTCTGGTATATACAGAATGTTATAGGAAGTATTTTAGGGTGGAGTAAGGAATACATTGAGTATGTAACTCGTTTAGAATCTTCTATTAAAAGAGAACCTATTAGGATGGAGGATTTACCAACTGTTGAACAATTAAGAGAAGAGGGGTTAGTAGAGTTTAACTTAAAAGATAAGGAAGAATGAAAAAAAGAGAACTGAATCCAGAGCAGGAATTGTTTTGTAAGTTGTTTGCAACTACCAGAGAGTTCTTTGGAAATGGCACTCAAGCATACATAGAGGCATACGATATTGATATAAAGCATAAAGGTGCTTATGCAAGTGCTAGAACTTGTGCTAGTAACTTATTGACAAACCTTAACATTCTGGACAGGATAAATGAATTATTAGAACTTGGAGGACTAAGTAATGAACGAGTAGACAAGGAGTTATTATTCCTAATCACACAGGATGCAGAATTTTCAGCAAAACTTGGGGCTATCAAAGAATACAATCAGTTGAAGAACAGGATTCAAAAGAAGTTAGAGATAGGACTTGAGAATATAGAAGGGATCAAGATAGAAATAATCAACCCAAGGGAGGAAGATGTACCAGAAACTCCAACTGACTAATGTATATCAAAGGACTGTAAAATTTGCAGATGATTATAGAATCTTATGCCATGAGGGAGGAAGTCGTAGTTCAAAAACTTGGAGTATATTCTACTTCTGGATATTGAAAGCAATGGCAGGTGAGAAGTTTTTGCTTACAATAGCGAGAAGCAAAATGACATGGGTTAGAGATTCGTTAGTACCAGACTTTGAGGAAATATGCGAAAGGAATGGATATCCTGTATCCCCTAATATAGATAAAAAGAGGAATGCTCAGGAGTATAAAATAAAGAATGCAACCTTCCAGTTTGTAGGATTAGATGATACTAAGAAAATTCACGGACAGAAAAGAGATCACCTCTGGCTTAATGAAACAATGGAGATTACCAAAAAGGATTTTGACCAGTTAGAAATGAGAACGAGTGGTTTAATTATTCTGGACTACAATCCTTATGATGATTCTCATTGGGTGTTTGATTTACAGAAAAGAAAAGATGTAAAGAAGATACACTCTACAATGCTTGATAATCCTTATAATCCACCTGCTATCATTAACAAGATTAAAGGATACGAACCTACACCAGAGAACATAGAGCAAGGAACAGCAGATAACTATATGTGGGAAGTGTATGGACTAGGGAAGAAAGCAAGGTTGCAAGGTGCTATATATACCAACTGGGATGTTGTTGAGGAGATACCTACTGACTGTAAACTGATTGGGTATGGGTTGGACTTTGGATATACCAACGACCCTACAGCAGTCCTAGCACTTTATACAAAAGATAATGAATTGTACTGGGACGAGTTACTATATGAAACAGGATTGCTGAATGAGGATATAGCAAAGAAACTCGGATTCCTAGTTCCATCTAAGGAGGTATATATCTATGCAGATAGTTCAGAACCAAAGAGTATTGAAACAATAAAAAGAAAGGGGTTCAACATTAAAGGTGCAACTAAGGGTGCAGACAGTATCAAGTTCGGTATTGACTTCTTGAAGGGTTATAAAATGCACATAACCAAGAGGAGCATTAACCTAGAGAGCGAGTTGAGGAAATACAAATGGGCAGAGGATAGATCAGGCAAATCATTAAATGTTCCAATAGGGAAGAACGACCATGGTTGTGATGCCATGAGGTATGTTGCTACAATGTGTTTGCAGAAGAGAAAAGCAAGGTCATTTACGAGGAAGGCGAAAGTGTTTGTTTAATATGGTAAAATATAGTAGATAATTTAGTCCAAAAAACTATGCCAAAGAAGACAGTTAAAAAGATTGATAAGTTCCCCAAAGAAGATTCCATTTTAAGATTAAGACAATATGGTGTCTATGAGAGGTTACTTGAAGGAGATCATTACTCTGCATATATGTCAGAGTTAGGTAGTAAGTTCTCAGATAGGTATAAATACCTGAAGTATATGACCTGCAACTTTGCAGGGCTTTTATCTAAGGTAATAGCAGATGTACTATTCGGTGAGAAAGTAGTAATTGAATCCAAGGAAAAGAATAAAAAGGAACAGGATTTTATAAATGCCATTGTGCAAGAGAACAACCTGAACACCCAATTATACGAATCAGCATTGTTAAACTCTGCAAGGGGTGATGCAGTTCTAAGGGTTAGGGTAGAAGATAGCCAGATAAAAGTAGAGGATATAAACCCTGCAATGTACTTCCCAGAATTAACATCAAACTTCAGAGAAGACCCAAATGTGAAAGTTCTAGCATGGAGAGAAGAGTTCCAGAAAGAGGGTGGTAAACTAGAATCATATTTGATTAAAGAGAAGTATACAAAGGGATTGATAGAAACATCTGTATATCTAATGAAAGAAAAGAGTAGTCAGGAGGTATTGAAAAAGGTAGCAGTAAAAACATACAATGAGAAGACAGGTAAGAGTTATAAAGAAAGTGTAAAAACAGGGATTGAGGAGATACCTATTGTTCATATCCCTAACTTCAGGACTAGCAACAAGTATTTTGGAGCATCAGATTATCAGGATCTACAATCATTGTTCTTTGGTATAAACAACAGAATGACTAAGGTTGATAATATCCTTGATAAGCACAGCGACCCTATATTAGCAGTTCCAGAGGGTATTTTAGATGAAGATAATAATGTTAAGAAAGAAGCACTCGGAATGGTTGAGAAAGGGGAAGATGGAGAGATACCAGAGTACATCGTATGGAATGCCAATTTAGAGGTTGCCTTCACCCAGATAGATGAGATGATTAAAATGATATTCCTATTCGGAGAGGTATCACCAGATGTAGTTGGAATGGATATGGGAAAAGGTGGAAAGGTAGTAGAGAGTGGCAGAGCATTGAAACTAAGAATGTTAAGAACCCTTGCTAAGAAGAACAGAAAAGCATTGTACTACGAATTAGGTATACAGAAGGCAATAGAGATTGCTTCATTGTTCGCTAAAAAAGGAAATAAGGCAGGCGAGGTTGGATATAAAGGAGAACCAATAATCCCTAATGTAATATTTGCTGATGGTGTTGTAGATGATAAGGTTGAGGAAATAACAAACGAATCAGTTAAGATTGATAGTGGTTTAACTTCAAGGAAGAGAGCAATCAAGGTTATAGAGGATATGGATGACGAAGAGGCAGATGCAGTATTGAAGGAGATTAAAGAAGAGAACAAAGAGAAAGCAGATATTTCAGATGAAGCATTTCATTTAAGAGCAAGAGTAGATGAACAACAAGGAGTTAAGAACGAGGGTCAAACTGTTCAGCTCAATAGTGGACAAGACAACAAAAAGAATAACAGCAAGAATACTAGCAAGTAAGTCGTATTCACTATTAGAGAAACAGAGGATTCTTAAAGGGATAGATGGAGAACTAAGGAAGATGGTTAGTCAAACCGACCCTTGGTTTCTTTCTAACTTGAGGTATGCATACAAGAGTGGTATGTCAGATGACTTTGCATATTTCAAGAGATTAGGTGTTAAGAGTATGAAATATACTGATTACGATTATGATTCTATCAGGAATCTAGCAGGCAATTCTAAGAAACTATTTGATGAGGCAGTAAGTGGAATAGGGAGATCTTCTAGTAGTATCCTATCAAAAGGAACTAAGGCGAAACTCCAAGCGATAATCTCAGAGGGTAGAGTTGAGAAGGGAACATTGAGAGGTATCAGAGGAATGATGTTAGAGTATATGGATAAGCAGGGAGTGTATTTGTTAGATTCAGCAGGAAGGAAATGGGATGCAGTTAAATATTCAGAGATGTTTGCTAGAACCGAGATGATGAATACTTACAATCAGGGAGCAGTAAACGGAATGTTAGGAAGGGGAATGGACTTGGCAGAAATAACCAGCTACTCAGGTTGTCAATGTGATATATGTCTAGAATGGGAAGGTGAGATAGTTAGTTTAACAGGAAAGACAGAGGGGTATCGTACCCTAGATGATGCTTATAATGCAGGGGTATTTCATCCTAACTGTTTCAGTGATGATACAGAAGTTTACACGAATGAGGGTTGGAAATTGTTTAAGAACTTACAGGGAGAGAAGATAATGTCCATAGACCCTGAAACTCAAGAAATGGAATGGGTTGATTATGTAGAACATATAGCATACGAGTATAAGGGCAAGGTGTTTTCGCTCAAGAGTAACTCATTTGATTTAATGGTTACACCAGACCACATGATGTATGTAGGAACTAATAGTCATGGGAAAGGTGGGAGAGGATATATAAAGTGGCAATTAGTATCTGCTA